TGCAGGTTCGAGTCCAGCACTGGGTACAATAGGGGATATAGCTCAGTTGGTAGAGCACGTGACTGTTAATCACGTGGTCGTAGGTTCGAGCCCTACTGTCCCCGCAAAAGTCAACTGGTCGTAAGGGTAGAAGCTGCAGAGACCGTAAATAACCCTTGTAAAATATAGACAGCCGTAGGAAGACAACCTACAAATTGGAGTTACTACGATTGTGGTGAAATCGGCCCTGGATGTAACGCTGGGGTGCCAAAGTGCTAAGGCGTGTTCGAATCACTTTAACTCCACGAAAATACGGAAGATTGGGCAATTGGTCCGCCTGCCGGTCTGTAAAACCGGTGTCTTACGACGGTGAGGGTTCGAATCCCTCTCTTCCGACATAATTAAATTTGGTTTGTGGAATTATTGAATTGTTTTGAAAACGCTCTTAGATAATACTATTAATCAAAGCCAGGGTATGAACGACGTAATACTTTTATCAGTGTTTTTGCAGTTTGTTTCATGGTTTTAAAAATAAATTTTTGACCTCTAAGCTCATGTGGAAGAGCTACCGACTTTTAATCGGAAGGATGCTGAGTTCGAACCTCGCAGGGGTCACATAAGGTTCTCTGGTGTAAATGGTAACATACTGCGTTTTGAGCGCGGGGACAGGTAATGCAAGTCGGGGTTCGAATCCCTGGAGGACTTCAATAAAATAGACGTCGTAGCTCAGTCGGTAGATGCAACAGCCTTTTAAGCTGTGGGTCGTGAGTTCGAACCTCACCGGCGTCACTTTAAGAAAAGGGTAATGTGCTATACACACCGCGGGGTAGCAACTGGGAAGGCCGGTTCGATTCCGGTTTACTCCACGAAATAATATTCCTCTATAGGTTAGCTGGAAGACTAGCAGACTCTTAATTTGTGGGCCTGGGTTTGAATCCCGGTGGGGGAACATAAAAATTAAAGTTGTAATTATGAAAGGATATGACAGTATTGAGTATTACGGAGACTATTGGGGTTTGCCCATAATCGCATTCGATAAACTGGATGGGAGCAACCTCAGGTTCGAATACTCACACAAAAGAGGATTCTATAAGTTTGGATCCAGGAGCGTAATGATTGACAGGAGCTCCGAGAATTTTGGATTTGCAATAGATCTATTTTTGAATAAGTACGCAGATGGTCTGGAAAAGGTTTTCAAATCAAAGGAATATAGAAATATACCATCTTTTGTTTGTTTCGCCGAACTAATTGGTAAGAACTCTGCATTTGGTCAACATGAATTTGGTACAGATAATTTCGACACCATTCTTTTTGACATAAGCGCATACAAAAAGGGATTTATTCCACCAAGACAATTTGTAAAAGATTTTGGACATTTAGGAATACCAAAGATTGTATATGAGGGAAATCTTAATATGGACTTAGTCAATGATATTAAAACCAATGTGTACGGGTTGTCTGAAGGAGTTATTTGCAAGGGTCTAATAAAAAACAAGAAAGGGGATAATCTCTATTATTGTAAGATTAAAACGAATGATTGGTTTGAAAGATTACGTTCTAAATACATTGATTTGTACGAAGCAGAAATAAAACAAGCCAAGATTTTTTAATTCAGAAACGATTGATTATATTTGCTTAAATAAGAAAACATGAGTCTGAAACAAACAATCCTTAAAGATTTTACTACAGCCTTTAAGGCAAAACAGGAAGTAAGGAAGGCCACTTTATCTGGGCTGAAGGCAGAAATAACAAAAGTGGAAAAGTTAAATGGTTCTACAGACCTTGACGATTCTGGAGTATTGAAAGTAATACTTGCTTCTATTAAGGCAAGGAAGCAATCAATCGAAGGGTTTGAAAAAGGTAATCGTCTGGACTTGGTAGCCAACGAAACGGCGGAACTCCATGTTCTGGAAGAATACCTTCCAAAGGGGATGTCAGAAGAAGAAGCAAAGGGTAAAATTGATATACTTGCTGCTGCTCTTTCCAGAGAAACCAACAGGAATAAAAAGGTAGGAATGATAATGGGTGCTTTTAATAAGCAGTACCAGGGACAGTTTGATAATGGTGAATTGAAGAAATTGATAGAATCCATTGTTCCTTAAGGAAATATATAATGGGTGAAGTATATTAAATCATTTGAATCCAAATTAAACGAAATGGGAGTAAATTATAGCACTCTTGGAGAAGAGGTACCTTTTGAAGAAGTTGTTGAATTTCTAAGGGACTATAAAGAAGGTGGAAGTGTAGCTTGTTTAGGATATTCAGAGGGAGAAGGTGATAATAGAAAAATTATTACCGTTCCCTTTGAATCTGAACCAGTTTTCGACCCCCATAAGAATTACTGCGCTTTTTTAAGAACAGTAGATACTAAGGAACGAGGGAAAAAGAAGTTGGAGGATGCTAGCAGTAGGGATTCATTAATGAAGCTACTAAATATAGCTACAGAGGTAAGGAATGGTTTATATAGTATGAATGTCGATGAGGATGACGGATCAGATCATTCTTATATTTGGCCGGGGTTTGATGAGGATGGTAATCTCTATGGTGCTGATAAATGGGGATTTAATAGTTCGGAATGGTTTACCGATGGTTTAGGTTTATATTCCGAACATAGCGATGAATATCAGGAGTTTTGTGACGAAGAGGATGAAGATATTGATGACGGAGAAGAATAAAAATGGCGATATAGCTCAACTGGTTAGAGCGTAGGTTTCATAAGCCTGAGGTTGTGGGTTCGATTCCCTCTATCGCTACAATAAATAGTCCCATAGTATAACGGCTATCACGTCGGGTTTTGGTCCCGAAGATCTAGGTTCGATTCCTGGTGGGACTACTTTATAATCCTATAACATAATGGTAGTGTAGGGCTCTCTGAAAGCTCGTGTGACTGTTCGACTCAGTCTAGGATTACACATAAAATGGGTAAATTTTTAAAAGATCCTAATTTATTAAAGGAAATAATAAAGTATTCTTATACTCAGGTAGAAGTAATAAATTCTATTAGAAGGAAGGGATATGGATATAGTTTTAAAAGTTTGAGAAAATTCATTAATGATAATAGCATAGATATTACTCATTTTAAATCAGAGGAGATAAGATTGGGAAAATTAAAAGAATTTATAACTAATAAAAAGAAAACACCAACAAAAGAGTTACTTGTTATAAATTCTACTGCACAAAGAAAAGAGGTAAAGAAAAGATTATACGATGAGGGGTTAAAGGAAAGGAAATGTGAATTAGATGTCTGTGGACAGGGGGAAATTTGGAACGGTAAGAAAATATCTCTAATTTTAGATCATATTAATGGGATTAATAATGATAATAGATTAGAAAATTTAAGAATTTTGTGCCCCAATTGTAATGCTAGCTTAGATACGCATTGTAGGGGATCAAAAAATAAAAAATATGCCTAGTAATTGGAATCAATTTTGTCTATATTGCCTCATTGCTAATAAACAAAATAGCAAGTGTGGGGAATGTGGGCAACCTATGATGTCCATATCTAAGTATGCAAGGGTTCCTAAAAGGAATGCAAAAAAGAGGGAATGGGCTCAATTATTTAAACTTTTCCCTTATATCTTAAAAACTGCTCCTAGAACAAGAGCCTTGATTAATTTAGGCTTCAAAATCTAACAGTTTTGATATATAATGGATGAAGCATTTAACCCCATTAAACGAATCAGACTCTTCCTATAGAACCGAAGTGGAGGTAGAAGTCAATTATTATGGATCTTCTTTTAAAGGTAGGGAAATTAATACTATTGATACCAATAAAATTTTTATTACCTTCGATATTGAAATAGAATATAAGACATGGGGTATCAATGGTATTTCCATTTGGAATATTCAAGGTCCTAGCGAAATTCAATTAAGTGTAGAATATTATGGAAACGAAATAATAGAGGATGATTTTGAAAATCTAACTGAAGATCTAATGCTAAAATTGGATTGGGACAAAATAAAAATGGACGAGGAAATAGGAAATGGTGCATTAACGGTAGAAAAAATATCCATAGAACTTATTAATGATCCATCTGGTGGATTTGTAGTAACCGGAAAGGATTTAATGAAGTCTGGAAATTTAATGATAAAGGAATTTACGGCTCACGTTTCAAAATTCTAATAAATTGTAAATGAAAATGGTGCTCGTTAAAGCACCATTTTCTCTTTATTAAAGATTATCATTAAAGATTAATTTGGCTGTTTAATTTCATGCTTAAAATCGACCAAAATACAGACCAAATTTATAATATTAAGACAGAAAAGCGAATAAAAATCCTATAATTTTGAAAGGTATTCTGCAAACTCTTTTTGGTCTGCCCTTTCGGCTTTTTCTTTAGCCATTGAAATAATTCCAGGATCAAAAGTGAGGGATTTGAAATATTCTTCTTCGTCATAGAAAGTATCAGATAGTATATCAAATACTTCCTGTTCCAGGTTCATTTTTGCATCCCCTGATATTTCAAATCCAATCGTAGAAGAGGAAGCAGCAAAGGTCTCTTTTAGTAATTGGGATATTGCACTTAATCCGTCCCATGATTTATAAGAAAGAGTTTTATTGGCAGGATATGCGTTAGCAAGTTTACGAACAGAATTTGCTATTACCTCTCTAACATACTCTTCCTCCCAATCATAGGATTTTAGTAATTTTTCGAATATAAATGCAGTACCAGTCTTTAGGTACACAACATAATTTTGTTGAAATCCAGGAACAGTAGCAGTTTTCTTATATTGAACGGTACCAACAACATTAACGCCTTTAGGATGTTCTTGTTTTTTGGATGGATCCCAATTCATCATGATTATTCCATCTTTTTCCGGGCTAGCAGTTATTAAAAAATAACCTTTAATGTAATTAACCTCGTGCTGTTTCATCCATGGACTATAAAGTATTTCTCGTGTATCCACGAATGCAGGAACCAATAGGAAGCCTGCTACTCCTTTTAAATCCATTTCTGATGGAAACGACGTACTACAGGTTTCCAAATTATCGACCAATGAGTTGAAATCTTTATCAACAGGGACGAATATAAAATTACAATCTTGAGTGAACATATCTTATAAGCTTTATTTATTTATGCAAATGTAATAAAAAAATTCTGAATAGTTTGAATATTTTTCTCCGGTTTTTCATATAATTTATAATTAAGATAGTATGAAAAAATTCTGGAAATTCAACGAAGTTATAGATTGGACAAAGAAGTCCATGTACGATTATTCTTATGAAGTACATACCGAAAAATGGCAGGGTAAAGAAATAAAAGAGGATGATAGATTTAAGATGATAGAAATTCTCTTACATTCCTTTTCTTGTAGAATTGATCCAGATATAGAAGAGTTAAAAAAACAAATAAATCCCAACCTCCCCTGGGCAGATGACCATTTCTTAGAAAGAGTAAGTGGAATTCCATATAATCCTCCTCCCTCCCACCAATGGTGGCCATTTGCACAAAAGAATAATGCAGAGTTTGGTGGCAATGAAAAATTCTCTCACACTTATCCTGAGAGGATGTGGCCCAAATACCCGGATAAATTAATAATGGGTATTTATTATGATGGAACAGAGCAAAAAGAAGGTCTTTTTGTTGATGGGGAACCCAATAAAGGTATTAGGTATAATTATGGGGATTTACAAGATGTGGTTAACCTAATTCATAGGGAGCCATTTACAAGACAAGCATTTTTACCTATATGGTTTCCAGAGGATACAGGAGTAGTTTTCGGGGGTAGAGTACCCTGTACAATAGGTTACCACTTTATAAGGAGAGGTAATAATTTACATATAGTATATTATATAAGGTCTTGTGATTTTTTCCGCCATTTTAGGGATGATATTTATTTGGCGTGTAGAAAAGTACTTTGGATGTTAGAAAAATTAAGGGAACTAGATCCAAAAGAGTGGAATGATGTGGAACCAGGATTACTTACTTTTCATTGTACTTCGTTACATTGCTGGGCAAGTGAAAAAAAATTATTACTTAAATAAGTATTTAATATTTCTTTATGGTCCTGGTTAAATCTTATTATTAAAAGTGGAATGTTATTGTCTGAACAATATTTCACTTTTAATTTATCGTTGTACTCATTATATGTAAATTTTTCTTGTGTTATAGGAAAAGATCCAGCTAATTTGTAGTGCTGTTTACCATTATATTCTATTAAGAATAATAGATTTCCTTCCCTAAAAATAGCAAAATCAAATCGTAATAAACCTTTATTTCTTAGATCTTTAAATGTATATTCTTCTTCATATCGTATATTATTAATATTTAATATTTCCTCTATATCTCTAATCCCCTTAGATTTATTATAATTACATTTATTACAACCATTTCCATTCATATGAACCCATGGAGTTTGTTTAAAATCCCCATGTATATTACATGTAATAATTATTTTCTTATTATTCCCGCTGTAATTAGTTTTATTATAAATATACATATTTCCGTGTCTCTCTTTAGCTTTTTTTATAAATTCTTCTGTAGTAAATTTCTTTACACCAGCACATTTAGGACATCCATTATTCCTTAGATGGACCCTAGGTTCTTGATCAAAGACCCATGAATTTTACAAATTATAGGAATTTTTGTAAATGCGTTAATATAGTTAACTTTTTCATATGAATACTTATAACCATGTAATAAAATAGATTTTTTAATAAAATCTTCAGTTGATAATTTCTTAAACATATATTATATATCTCCTTTTAACCATGCACATTACATCCCTCCATGCATTTGCCCACGAAAAACTCCTACTAAGGAAGTAATTTCATAGATATATAAAACTATGAAATACTTGCACGACTTTAATACCTATCTTATATTGAATGAAGCTGTTTCGGTAGAACCGATTGAAGCAGAGCAATATGCTAATGAAACCGTTCCCAATTTACCATTTAATGGTGATATTAAGGACGGTAAAGAGGATTTTCTTAAGAAATTAACCTATGTTTGTAAACAAATTAATTGCAAGCCGGAATGGATGATGATTAATATAGCTGGGGAAAGTGGATTTAAACCCGATGCAGTAAATCCGAATGGTGGTGCAACTGGGCTAATCCAATTCATGCCAAAGACTATTTCCGGATATGCAAATCCAGAAACACATCAACCAATGACCACAGACGATTTAAAGAAAATGAGTGCAGTTCAACAATTAGATGTGGTACAGGCTTATTATAAGGAATGTATGAAAGAAATAGGAATTTCTGGATTTAATAAACCTGGTGATTTCTTTGGTATAACATTCTTTCCTAAAATAGTAAAAGAAGGTGATGATTACCAATTCCCACAAAATGCAGTAGATCAGAATAAGGCATTATTTGCAAAAATAGGGGGAACAACTAAAAAAGCATATTATGATTACTGTGATAGGCTTGTAAATGGTCCAGTTGCAATGAAAAATTCCATTAGTAATTTTGACCAAGAAGGTTTCTTTGGTGCTAAATCTGGTGCTAATAAAGATTTTTTCCAGAGTATGGTGGATGAATTAGGTGGTCTTGTTGGTAATATACTTTCTAGTAACCCAGGAATAGCGGATGATAAAGGTGACAAACCAGCGGCAAAACCTGAAACAAAATTAGCATAACGATATATAATATTAAATTTAGGTGACTTAACCTAAGTTACTTCCGGGTCAACCAACCTTTGAGTATTTTGAAAGAGATACGATGGAAGTTACTACTAATATAAGTTATCAAACATGACTTACAAATCAAGTGTAAGCGCTGCTACCCTGTGCACTGCTACTATTACACGAAAGAAAAACAGGATCAAATCTTATGGATCTTCTGCATCCGTCCAGCCATTAAAATATTTCCTCAAGGATGGCGAGGAATTTGAGATTGAATTATTTAATCCCCACACTACTCAGGTTTTGTCAAAGATTAAAGTAAATGGAACACCCATTTCTTCTTCTGGTATTGTGCTTATGCCCGGACAAAGGGTATTCCTAGAAAGGTATATTGATACAAACGAAAAATTTGTATATAAAACCTATGAAGTTGAGGATTCGAAGGAAGCAAAGGATGCAGTTGTTAAAAATGGTGATATTTCTGTTGAATTTTACCACGAAAGAATAAAAACCCCATTCCAACCTTTAACATGGCCTGTTAATACTTATACCATTAACAATTATCCTGTCTATACTGGCTATACTGGTGGATATTGGGGATATCCTAATTATTATGGGGGTACAGGAACAACATTGGGAGGAAGTCCCTTTAATCCACCATTTGGAAGTACTTTAACCAGTAGTAATTTATCAGGCGGGGGCACCTCAACATCGAGTTTTACCTCAAGTGTTGGTGGTACAACAAGTAACTGTTTTTACAGTAACTCTATGATGGGTGATAACCTAATGTCCAGTTTAAACGAAGAGTCTACTTTGTCAATAGAAACTGGACGAATAGCTGGGGGAACAGCGTCGAATCAAACATTTGAAACTGTATATGGCGATTTTAATACCTATGCAGCTCAAATGATTTCGATGAAGGTACTCCCAGAATCACAAAAGCCAGCAGATGTTTCAGAGATTAGAAGCTACTGTCCAGGCTGCAGAACCAGAATAAAGAAAACCTCCTGGAAATTCTGCCCATCTTGCGGTGAAGATCTTAGTTAACTAACATTCAAACCCAACCATGGAAAAGAGGAAGCGTAAGAACTTCCTCTTTTTTATTTGGTGTTAATTTTATAAAAAATTCGTAAAATAAATTTTTTTATTCAAAAACAATTGATTACTTTTGTTATTCAAATTTATAATGAAATGACACAAGTAACGGAAGACGAAATTAAAATCAACAACGAAATTTACGAAACGATTGTTGAGGGGGGTATGGAAGTACTAAGAAATCCCATTAGTTTCAGAAAGGATATAACTCCGATAGAGTATTTGGACGGGTGTATACAATTTTTCTCGGATTTGGATAGTGTAGACGGATATAATAAGTGTGCGAATCTGATAAAGATGAGGGATAAGTTGATAAACGAGAGTAAATAAGGGAACTCCTTAATTGGTATTACTTTATAGGTCTCGGAATTTTCGAGGCCTTTTTTATTTTTAAACACAGTGTAAATTTTATAAAATGACAGCCGGACCAACACCAATCAGAAGAGTCAAAGAAGTATCCAAATCATTAAAGGAAACTTATCAGAACTACTTTTATCGTGGAACTGAAAAATTTATTTCCCGCTTTGGATTTAAGAAAGAGGATCTCGGAAAGAAGTATCTTCTACCAGAAGGGGAATTTACGTTAACAGGACAAATAAGTGATAAAATACTTCTCATGGAGAAGGACGGAATGGACTACTACGTAGACGGATCCTATTTCATGAAAGAAAAACAGAAAGAATAAAATGAACTGAGATGGCAACTAAAATCTTTAAAAGAGCCGCAGACGGGAAAAGGGTTGATTTAGTCAAGTATACCAAACAGATTATAGCCGAACATCCAGATTGTAAAATTTATGTTGGTTGTGATAGCCAAAACGTAGGTAAAAAAACCGTCTACGCAACGGCAGTGGTTTTTAGGTATGGAAATAATGGAGCCCATGTAATTTATTTTAAGGATGATGTAAAAATTATTACTAGCCTTAGAGATAAATTATGGGGAGAAGTAGAAAGATCCATTGATGTTGCATACTACCTACAAACAGAAGGAGAGATCCGTGTTTTTCGTATTGATCTTGACTATAATAAAAGTCCAAAACATAGGTCCAATATTGTATTAAAAGATGCAACTGGATGGGTTGAGGGTATGGGTTACTCTCATGCATGTAAGCCCGAAATGTTAATAGCAATCAGGGTTGCAAATAAGCTTTGTAGGCATCCCGTTGGAAAACGGGAAGGTGCTAATGCTCTCATAGAAGATTAGTAATCAATCGGTTATAGAAAAAGCAGGCCATTCGGTCTGCTTTTTTTTGTGCTAAATTATTAAGACCCTTCTGAAATTTAATTGCTTTTTTCGCTATAATCTGTAATAAAAGTTAATATAAAAACAAATTATGGCAACAATTAAAAAAGAAAGCAAAGGATTTTCATTTCTGGATTTGGACAAAGCATTATCAAAAATTGATGGATTTGAAATGGGATCAATCTTGGAAACTAATACGTTTTCCGAGACGGATGAGTACATTGGAACTGGCTCATACATTATGAACGCACAAATAAGTGGATCTTTATTTGGTGGTGTACCTAATAACAGGTCTACTGGTTTAGTAGGCGATCCCGAAACAGGTAAAACATATTTGTGTTTAAATATAGCTAGGGAAGCACAAAAAATGGGGTATGATATTATCTATTGTGAAACCGAAGGAGCTATAGATAAGTCTACTGCAGAAAAATTGGGATGTGATACAAAAAGGATTAGGTATCAGCCTATTAAAACCGTTAACGACTTTAAAAGATTTACTGTTCAAGTAATTGATTTAATTTCAGCGGCTAGGAAAAAAGGAGAGAACCCAAAAATAATGATGTTCCTTGATTCTCTTGGAATGCTTACAACCGAAAAAGAAATTAATGATGCAATGTCTGGTAAGGATGCCAGCGACATGGGATTGAAAGCTAAACAAATGAGAGCTATGTTTAGGTTAATCACCCTTGACCTTGCTGGTAATAAAATACCATTGGTTGTAACAAATCACACTACAACAGGTGGTATAGGAAGTTATACAGGTCCAACAAAAGAAAGTGCAGGCGGTTTAGGCCCAATCTTTTCTATGTCTACTGTTTTAATGATTTCTAAGAAATTCCAGACTGAAGAGAATGATAAGAAAACTAAAACCGGTGTTATAATTACATCAAAACCAATGAAGACGAGGAAAACTATCCCAAAAATAGTAAGTATGCACATTGGCTTTGCATCGGGTATAAATTCATATGTAGGTTTAGAAGAATATTGTAATTGGAATGCGTGTGGAATAGAAAGAGGTAAAATTCTTACCGAGAAGGAATATGCTAAATTGGGTATAACTACTGGAAGGCCTTTCGAGTTTATAAATAATGAAGTTGATAAAGAAACAGGAGAAGTTTTAAAAACTACAGTAGAACGTCTTGTTTTTAACCCTAGTGAAACGGGAAGATGGTGTGTTAAACATTTAGGAAAATCATTAACGAATGGCGGGTTACTATTTAATAATACTGTATTTACTGAAGAGGTGTTGAGAAACCTAGATGCTAACGTGATCCAGAAAGAATTTAGGTTCCCTGATTATGTTGATAGTGATAAAGTAATGATGTTAGATGGAGAAGAGGTAGAAATAGAAAACGACTAAAATAGTTTAATGGAAAAGAATAAGGTAAAGATGAAATATCATATGGGTATCTGGAAAGAACTTCCAGATTACCCGTGTGATGAGGATGTAATTTTTGAATTAAATACCTATCTTATTAAAGATGGTAGACCAAATGGGGAGTTCACGGAACAAACATTCAACTCGTTCCTTCCCAATGACTGGAAGAATACCAAACACGGAGAAATTGTTAAATCTTTTATTGAAACCAACACCTTCGTGAAACAAAAGGGAAAACCAGGCAGTATAATAAAGTATAAGATTAAAGATAATCCCCATTATTAATTATGAATAACGAACACGTAGAACCGGTGTGGTTCTGTAGTATCGTTTCTGACCCGGTTTATATAGAATCGGCAAAAGCGACATTCTTCAAGGACAAGAGGCACCAAGAGGCTTTCAAAATAGTTAAATCGTTTTGGAAGAAATATTCTGAGATCCCAACACCAAACCAGGTAAAAGAGGTTGTTAAAATGTTGGGGCTTCAGGAGAAAATACCAGAGGCACAGGTAGAATCATTATTTTCTTATAAGCTAAGTGATTATGATCCTGCTTGGTTAAAGGAAAATACAGAAGCTTGGATTGAATGGAAGAATCTGGAACAAAGTGCATTGGATTCCATAACTTACATTAAATCTACCCCAGTAAATGTAGAAAATATTAAGGATGTTGTAAATACTTTTAAGAGTATCATCGTAGACCGAAACAACTTAGATTTCTCATTTAATCTTGGATTAGATTTTACAGATCCAGAAAACCATAAACAACCAAAAAATAGTACATTCTCTTCTGGTTATGATTTTATTGACCTTGCATTAGGTGGAGGATTTGGGGCAAAAGGTCTTTATGTATTTTTAGGGCAACCCAAAGTAGGTAAAACATTATGGCTTGGTAATATTGCAGCACAGGCAATTAAAGCTTCTAATAACGTTGCAGTAGTTACTTTGGAACTTAGTGATAGAAAATATCTAAAAAGGATAGGCTCTAATTTACTTGATATTAAGATTGGTGATTATAATAAGGCAGCAGAAGATCCAGAATTCCTAAAAAAGAAGATGAGGAATTTAGCTTTTGATAATATGGCTACTCCTGGACAATTATACATCAAGGAATTTGGAACAAGTCAGGCTTCGGTATTAGATGTTGAAAAATGGCTTAGAAAGGTAGAAGAAGTTAAGGGTATCAAATTTAAAATAGTTATCATTGACTATATTAATATCATGAAAAACTACAGAAACCCTAATACTGAAAATACCTATATGAAAATTAAACAGATAGCAGAGGATCTTAGGGCAATGGGCCAAAGGAATCACTGGGCTATTGTAACAGCAACCCAGACGAAACAAAGCGAATTCGATACTACTGATTTAAGTATGAACTCTGCTTCTGAATCTTCTGGTCTAGTAGCAACAGTGGATGGTATGTTTGGTATTATACAAGATCCAGTAATGTATACTAATAACGAGTACAAACTAAAGGTAATAGCAAACCGAGATGAAGGATATAAGAATGCTTATAGAAAATTCAACGTTGACTATACCCATATGAGAATTACGGAAGACCTTGATTCTCAAATAATAAACGAATAAGATGAAGCCAAAGAAACAAAAGAAGTTAATCGAAGAAGAAGAAATTCAGGAACCGGATAATATCAGTGCTGAAGACAAAGAGTTCAATGAGCATTATATGGACGATTTCTATCAGGATTTTCGTTCCTTAAAATCTTCTGTAGATTACAATGACGAAGAATATAGGCATGCATCGGCACTAAATGAAAAGATCTATCAGGTTTTCCATCAGTCCCGTTGGTGTGCTCTGGGACCGAATAAAAAAATACCTAAGGATCTAATACCATTTATCTTCCAGGAAATGTTTGAAGCTACTGCAGATACAGATTTCACCATGGTGGAAAAGTTCGTTTCTGTTTGCGATTTTATGAACGTAAACTATCTAAAAGCATACGAACTTATCCACATGAAGTATCGGGAAGATATTGTTTCGGAAATGGACAAAAAATTTGGAATCCTCTCTAAAAAGAGAATTAAAAAGATATTTTAATGGAACTATATCCGGAGATTAAAAGGATAATCTTTATAACGGACACTCACTTTGGCATCAGGAATAATGCTAATGAGTGGATCGATATACAAGAGAAGTATTTTATTGATTGGTTTATACCCAAGATAAAGGAAATTTGGAAACCTGGAGATTGTCTAGTACATCTAGGTGATGTTTATGACTCCAGACAGGCTCTTAATCTTAGGGTAATGAACCTTGGTGTAAGGGTGTTCGAGGAACTATCCAGAATTTTTCATAAGGAGGGAATTTATATACTTTGTGGAAACCATGACATATATGGTAAAGAAACAAATGATGTAAATTCCCTCGTTTCTATTAAATGGATACCATCAGTTAAGATCTACCAAGAACCTGCATCGTTGAAAATGGGAAACAAAACCATTTTCATGATGCCATGGAGAAAAGATCATGATGTAGAGGGAGAACTCCTTAACAAAACTCCTAGCCATGATTACCTTTTCTGTCATACTGATATTAGTGGAATGAAACATAATAAGTATTCTAACGTTCCACATGGTATTAGTTATAAAAAATTAGATAACTTTGAGAGAGTTTATTCTGGTCATATACATTATGCCCAGAATTATGGGAAAGTTCGTATGTTAGGTTCTCCCTATGAATTAACCAGGGCGGATGCTGACAACACCAAACATTTTTTAGTTCTGGATTTGGAAACGGGAGAAGAGACTTACTATAAGAACAACTTCTCTCCTAAATTTATAAGGGTTCCTTTGGTAGAAGTTTTTAATAAAACACCAATTGAACTCGAAGACAGATTTAGGAATAATTTTGTGGATGTAATGATCCAATCAAGAATATCCCAATCTCAGTTGGATGTTATAACCCAGATGATTAAAACCCAGAGGGATATAAAATATGTTACTGAATCCAAAAAAGGAGAACAAGAAACAGATAATGAGAATATCCTTTATCGTGTAGATGGCAAGAATTTTTCTATTGTTGATATAATGGATCAATATGTAGAAGGTCTGGAAGAAAATAAAACTGAGAAGGAAAGAATAAAAAAGACTCTAAAATCTTTATACACAAGGGTAACTAAAAAACAGGAGGAACAAGATGAAATTAAATAGGGTTGAATGGAGAAATTTTGCTTCTTATGGAAACAAAATCCATAGTATAGATTTTGATAAAGACCGTGCTAATTTATATTTGGTTGTTGGCGAAAATGGTGCTGGAAAAAGTACCATCTCTGATGTTATCACATTTGCCCTTTATGGCAAATTGGAAGGGAAAAATTTAAAAGATATACCAAATAGAGTAAATGGAAATACGTGGGTAAGGGTAACTTTTGAAGTAAATGGCATTGAATATCAAGTTGAAAGGGGATTAGAGCCTTCCATATTCAATCTTTATATAGATAGGGTATTGTATGATAAGGCAGGAGCTAGATCTATTCAGGAGTATCTAACAGATACAATATTACAAATGCCAAGTTACGTATTTAGTAATACAATGTCCCTGTCCATTAATGATTTTAAGAGCTTCCTTAAAATGATTCCAAGGGATAAAAAAGCTATCATCGATAAGATTTTTGGTTTCTATATCATTAATTTGATGAGGGATCTATTAAAAGATGAAGCTAAAAATATTAAAGAGAATCTAATAAGATTGGACGCAGACATTTCTACCGTAAGTAGATCAATTAATTCCAGTTTGCAGGAATTAGAAAATTTAATGGAGAAGCTAAAAGAAGATTCCAAAGGACAAATAGAACAATATAAAAAATCTTTGGAAGACTTTAAATCTTTATATGAGCTTCATAAGAAAAGGGTGGCTGAATTTTTAGCCAAAGAAAATGAAATACGAGAAGAGTCTAGAAAAATAATGGACCTTTTGAATGAAGCTAACGTATCACTAAGAGGTATAAACGAAAAACTAAGACTTTATGCCAATGACAAATGCCCAGAATGTCAATCCGACTTACAAACCACATTTCACCAAGATTTAAAACATACCCTTACTGTCCAAAAAGGACAATTGGAAGAGCAAGTTAAAGAATACAATACTCTTTATAGGCAATCCAAAGATAATGAAGCATCCATTTCTACGGAGAAAGCTAAGTTGAATGAAAAGGGTGGAAAAATAAGTTTCCAAATAAGTAATTTGGAATCGGAAATTAAAAAATTATCTGCAAGGAAGGGCAATGAAGAAGCTAACTCATTGGAAAGAATTGTTGAAAATCTTCGTACTGATTTACAACAACATTCAGAGCAGAGAGTATCACAAGAAAAGAAATCGGTTTGGTTAAAAAAATTGGAAGAAATACTTGGGGATAAGGGAGTAAAGCAATTAGCCATTAAATCAATACTCCCTGCTTTAAATGCTAATATCTTTGAATTAATGCATGGCCTTCATTTACCCTATGATGTTACATTTGACGACAATTTTGATGCCTCTATATTCCATTTAGGACAGGAGATAGCAATCTCAACATTAAGCACTGGACAAATGAAGAAGGTAGATTTCGTAGTTCTTCTTTCCGTTTTGAAACTAATGAAGATTAGGTTTAGTTCTATGAACTTGTTATTCCTTGATGAAATATTTAGTTCTATAGATGCCGATGGAATTTACACCATTCTTGGCACATTAAGAAAAATCTGTGATGAATTAGGTTTAAATGTGTTTGTTATTAACCATTCCCCTATGCCATCCGAGCTTTTTGACTATAACATTAGTTTGGCTTTAAGGAATAACTTTTCCGAAATGGAAATAGACAAGGTTTAGTAGATTAATATATATAGCATATGGCTATAAACGTTAATTTGGTCACTTCCAGGAACCAACTTCCAAAATACACATATTTTCTGGTAAGAAGTAATTCTGATAATATAAAATCTCTATTACCTCTACAGGAATATAATATGTTCGTATTTACTAATCCTGTCACTGAAGACAGGGGTATTAGTATATTGACAAATAGTTATACACAAGAAATAGTCCCAATTACGGATCAATTATTCCCAATTGGGACTTTTTCGCATCCAAAATATACGAACCAAAATAAGGAACCTTTACAGTTTCTATACAAGGACGTAGAACAAACAATTATACCAGTAACGGCAAGTAGAACACAAAATATGTAAATGATGAGATACCTATATAACTATAAAATTTATGAGGATAGACGTGCAATCCAGCATGGTATTAATCAATTAAAGGCTAAGTATATTAAAATGGGTTGTGATATAGAAATAGCCCCTAGGTATTACGATTCAGTATATTTAACTAATTTGGTAATACCAGAAGAATTTAGGGGAACTGGGTGTTGCTAGTCAATTTATGAATGATTTTGTTAATTGTGCTGATAGTATTGGTTTTATTATAACTTTATCGCCAACTGATAAAATGGGATCGAGCATCCCTAGGTTAGTAAATTTTTATAAAAGATTTGGTTTTGTAAACAATAGGATAAACCATAAAGACTCAAAATATGTGGGAGCTATGATAAGATTCCCAAAAATAAATAAATAGAATGGATTTTTTAAAGAATTTTAACCATGATGAAGTATTTTTCAGAAGCCTCCTAATAGGATTAATTTCTGAATTAAATAATAGAATAACATACCCTCAAGTTGGAAATGATAATATGATAAGGGAAATTTTTATCCCCTTCTTACCTACATTGACGGGAGACGAGCCATTTTTACAGGATAATTTTTTGGATTATGGGGATTGTGATGGTAATCCTGCATTTGCAGAGGGTAACTATGATGTAACGCCTAGGGCTATAGTAGAGGTTGGGGATTGTCAAATAGTAACTACTTCATCCACTAATAAATATGTTAGAGCTACTTATGTAAAAAGAGTACCAAATCCTAATGGTGATGGTAGTGCAGAAATGCAAACTTACTCTTCTTACCTAGCTCCAATACCGCTTAGCCAGAGTTTTAATATTAAGATTAAGGTTGATACCGAATTAGAAGCATTTAAAATACAGGCAAGAGTTATAGAGGTTCTTTTTAAGAATTTCGTTTTCTTTTTCGAATATAATGGTTTTAGAATACCATGTCAAGCTACTATGCCTGTAACGACAGGTGAAAGACCAAAGCTATTTAATTATTCCTACGGAACAGACAAGCAAGGGGTTTTTATATCATTTAGTATTGCAGTCGAAACATATCTTCCACAGCTTGATCTAAGTACAGAAAGATTTAGAGGTAACTTAATGCAGGGTGGAATTAAATTAAGAACGTCTATAGGTGATACAATTACTAATCCTGATGGATCACAAATTATACACGGAATAGACGTTTTTAATACTACTGTAGTAAATTATGGGCCTAGTGCACCTCCAGACCCAGGACAAATTGAAGTTACTTAAGAATTTAATGGACCTGCAGATGGGTCAGGATCTGGTCTAGCGTCATCATCATCTTTCTTGGGGGTAACAGCTGTATCACTTAATGTTGCAATTGGTAAATCTGTTTGTTCTTTAGATTTTCTATATCCTAAAAGACCAGCTCCAATAACTGCATAAGCTACTGATTGGTTAATTAAGTCATTTTGTTTTGAAACTGCACCCCAAAGAAATCCAATTGCACTAGCAGTACAAATCAAACCTCCCATACATCCACTCATGGAAGTTTTCCCATTTGCGTTAGAAGTCATTTGTGCAAAACTGAATTTGTTAATCATTTCTTTGAGATCCATATAAGTTCTATTATTTCACCGATATATATCTATATAATATAGTTTATAGATGGATTATTCTGGATATTTAGGGTCTCCAAGTTCTATTTCTATAGGGTCTCCAAGTTCCCCAGGAAATCTTATAGATTTTACTACAGTTGGAAATTATCGTACTATTACTTATTCTAAACCATTCACAAATGTAATAAGTATAAATGGGTATATTGCGGACACTCAAAACGAAGTACCTAATTATGTTTTCCTTTATTACGAGTATCGTTGGAGCATAAATGGGGACAACTGGTCTTTGTGGGTTGAATTAACAGATCCTAATCTTAATTTAATCCCATTAAATCCAGATAACCCCTTCTATTTAGAATTTAGGATCACTGCTGTATCTAATAATACTAGTCCAAGTATGAGCCCCGTATTATCGATAGGAAGTACAATCAATCCACCAATAATATTAAATGACCTAGAGCCAGATTTAACATATAGAGTAGTGGATCAAAGAGATTTTGCAACTAAGCCAGCTATAATTTGTTCTAATCAAAAATATGATAAACCTATTATTTTTAATGCCAGTTGTACTAATATTTTTGATCCTTATGCAGTAAATAGGGGTATAAATATAGAACAAGATCTTAGTTTGGCTGTTAATAATCTATTTGGTCATATGATTAATTATTATTCAGTTCAACCAAATGGTAGGGGTAGAGATATTATATTAAGGGAATACAATCTATTTGATGTAGTAGATGAAAAATGTTTAAAAGTATTAGTTAATAAGAATGAATTTGGTGACGGAAAACCTGTATACGACAGTTTTGGTATAATGTTTGAAGAAGCTGGAATACTGGAAGCCCATATAGATAAGAGGTATTTCGAAAGCTTCTTTGGTAAAGGTGCACAACCTAGAAAAAGGGATATAATTTATTTTCCTCTAACAAATAGAATTTATACCATAGAATCAACTTATCTACATAGAGGTTTTGATTATTATCCAATTTATTTCAAATGTAGATTGGTTAAGTATGAGAAAAGGCAAGATACAAGTTGGAATGATCCAGCAAAAGAAGCAGAATTACACGATTATACAGTTAGTGCAGAGGCTCTTTTCGGGGAGGAAACGCAGGACCAAATAGAAAAAAATACAAAACCACAACAATATTATGTTTCTACTCAGAAAAGGGACCAAGATCCTGTAAGAAGTTATATGAGTGTTAATTTACCTATAATAGATTATGATTTAAATAATAACTGGACTATTGTATTTAATTCTTATTATGATTTAGAAACTTTAAATTATGATAATGAAAGCGAAGCAGTTAGATATACTTCTTCCCCTTCTTTAACAAATACAGATGAATTAAGTTTTACTTGTTGGATTAAGATTAGAAATTTTATAGACCAAACAAAATTAGTTCCTAGACCACCTAGGATATTACCAATATCCGGAGTAACCCAAGCATCTGGTACTGCAACATACTCTACCGCCCCTTCAAAACACCTTTTAACAGCAGGAGGATATGTTTCTATCTTAGGTGGAAGTAAAACTGGAGGTTACAAAATATTAAGTATAGATAATACAGGAACTCAGTTTACTATTTTTGATGATGGAACGTCCATAAATTCTTTTACTGGTTGGCAAATGCAAAAAGCAGATTCTAGACCTTTAATAAATGGATATAATGGATCTACTGGTATTAGTATAGAAATGATATACACAGGAACTAATACTATTAGTTCTGACCCTATTACAGTTAGCCCCACCCAAATAATACCCAATTATTTAGAAGCTGGCTCGTTTAGGATATTACTAAATAGCAAGGAAATTTTATCACCATTTGGTTCATCTATTAATAATCCTTCGAGTAATTTTATACCTGCGCTAGACGAATGGTATGGTTTTGTATTCAATCTATCTAATATATTTAACCAATATTCTATAAATGTATGGGGATTAACTTACAATCCTACTAATCCAAGCGTTCAAACATCTAATTTAATTCTTCTACATACAAAAGAAGATTTCTTAAGTATACCATATACATTTAGTTTTCCTGTTGATTTAGAAACAGATCTAAATAATCCTACTTGGAATACGGATAGAAACGCATATAAGATAATGACTAGTCCAATATATCTGACAAATATAAGGATCTTTAAAAATATGATAGCTCAGGAAAAGCAATCTACAGTACTAAACCAGAATATTATAGAAGATTCTCAATTGAGTATTATAATAGATAATGCTAAACCAGCTCTTTCCCTACCTCAATTTGTAAAGAATAGATAATATGAAACATATAAAACTATATGAAGAATTAAGTTTGTGGACCAAAACCCTATTCGGGCTAAAAACCTATTTTTCCTTTATATCAACTAGGTACTATTTTGATACAATGCCGGAACTAAAAAAATTAATAATGGATAATCTACGAGGTGTAATAATAGAGGAAATTAAATCCACCAATCCATATGAATTAATATTCACTTGCGCCGATAAACATACAATTAGAAAAATATATTCATTATTTCCAATAATAGACGTAGAAATAAATTACTCCCAGAACACAAATACAAAAATTCTAATGAGTATTTGGGACCCTATTGAAAAATATCAAATTGGTTCAGCTAAAAATATATGGTATATGGGAAGTATTAATAAATTATATAGAATAAGTTAATTTTATGCCAAGAAGAAAACCAAAACAACAGGTCTCGAAAGAGCAGGAACTTAAGATTAAAAAGCAATTGGATGAAATTCTATTAGCAGATGAGATGCTATCTGGATTATCAACCCCGGATATTCCTCCAATTAAACCAGTCAGGATGATGAATTTTGATGCTGCTAGAGTAGAAGTAGAATCTGAAGCCAAAAGTTTATTAGGATCCCTTTTGAAATTTTATTTAGATGACAATCTAATAAAACAGGATGATTTTGCTCATTATAAATCTAAAATAGATGTACTTAGCATATCTACTATGGCATTTGCTATTAGATCTGCCCAACATAGCATTACTAAATTAATGGATGAAATAGATGCTGGTGGTGGAGGTCAATATATGGCTAGGAATTATGAGGTATTAGCACAATTGCAGGGACAACTATTTTCCATGCCAGAAAAATTCCAAAAGTATATTGCCGAAATGGAAAAGTCATATAAAAATCACGCGGAGGAGAAAAAGAAAAGGGATGCTACTGGTGATGCTATTTTATTAAATAATACGGACGAAGAAGGAGTATCTGGAATATATTCTGGAGGTAATGTAAAAATTAGGGGGAACAAAGCCCTTATGGAAAATATACAAAATTCAATAAAAAACAAATCGGAATACAAGCAAGGTGAAATTGTGACGGATAATAATGAATTAGTGGATCCTAGAAATAAGGATTTAGTAACACCGGAGCAATTTAATATCAAGGATGAAGATGATCCTGGATTTGATATGGACCAAGAGTTATTCTAAATCATTATGGCAACAGAAACATTAGTACAAGAAAAAACAAGTAATTACTGGACAACCGCAAAGGTTAACAGTATAATGAAGAGAGCAGACGAGGAAGGCCTAGATTTTAAATCTATGGATAATCCCTTCCATGAAAATGATCCGGAATTAAAAAAAGGTCAGGTTCTTTTTGAATTAACGGGGTGGGAAAGAATGGAAATGGATAAATGCGCAAATGATGTAATATATTTTGCTAATAACTATTGCCATGTAATGACAGATGATGGTATTATTCAGGTTACATTAAGGGATTATCAAGAACAAATTTTAAGACAATATCAAAATAATAGATTTAATATCTTTCTAAGCCCTAGGCAGAGTGGTAAAACTATTACGTCCTCCATCTTCCTTTTGTGGTATTTACTATTTAACTCCGAAAAAAATGCGATGATCCTTGCAAATATTGGAGATACATCGGCTGAATTGATGGATAAAATCAAAACTATCATGAAGAAATTACCATTCTTCATGAAACCTGGAATTAGTGTATATAATGTGATGACAATGAAATTTGATAATGGATGTAGGGTAATGGCAAAGACTACTACTAAATCATCATCTATCGGTTTTACTGTTCACTTTTTATATATGGATGAGTTTGCCCATATTAATCCAAATTTTATAGGATCTTTCTTTAAATCAGTATTCCCTACTGTGGCCGCTTCTCTGATATCCAGAATTATTATAACATCAACCCCTAATGGAACAAATAAATTCTATGACATTTATACGGATGCCCTTGCGGGAAAGAATAGCTTTAATCCAATTAGAGTAGATTGGTGGCAGGTACCTGGAAGAGATGAAGCATGGAAAATAAAAGAAATAGCTAATCTTGGATCAGAGGAAGACTTTAATCAGGAATATGGTAATCAATTTTTAAGCTCTTCCAGACTTTTATTAGATTCTTTTACTTTAAAAAGGTTAAAAAAGACAGAGGTTAATTTTGTACATCGGGGATTAATGCCATTTGCCAATACAACAATAAATTACGATGAACTAAAATGGCATCCGCTATTTGATCCAACATCACTATGGGAAAGTGATGAGGAGAAAAGATTTGTGGTAGCAGTAGATACTTCTGCGGGTGTTGGTGGTGATTATACAGTAGCAAATATATTAAAAGTTTCTCCTTTACCATTAAATTTAATACAGGATAAGAAATTTTACGAGGATGAATCAGATTTTTTCTGTCTGCTACAAGTTGGTATGTTTAGATCTAATACCATGTCACCAGAGGAATTTAAGCCTTTTATGGAAGTTTTGACAACTCAGGTCTTAAATCCAGAAACTGTTAAAATAGCAGTAGAAGTCGATTTTAAAGGGGAACAGCTTATAGAAAAGCTTTTAAACGGGGATAAAGTATTCGATGAAATGTTTGTTTTTACTAAACACTATGAAAGTTCAAAACAAATGAAAACTGGTATAAAAATGACCCCGGCAACCAAAGAAAGGTGCTGTGAATTATTAAAAGTCAATTGTAGGAGCGGTAGAATTATACCAACTGATAAAATAGGAATTTTAGAATTGAGTGATTTTGGTGAAAATACCAAGGGTAATTATTCTAGCCAAAGTGGTAAAGATGATATAGCCATGACATATGTTATTGCCAATTCTGTATTCGATTATACTGATTTTAATCAATTGGTGCAGGAAGTTTATGATACAATTCCACAAAAATTTAGAGATGCTATCGATAAAAAGATGGAAGAGATTAATGCAGGAGGTGGTGGAACCTCTAAAGATTACGAAGGGGAAACGTGGAACATATTCAAGGAATATTTTTAGTAGATTTTATTGATATATAGTGTTAGGGGTTTATCCGAGTATGGTCCCCCAGAAATCGGATATATACAAATAAAAATAGGAAAATGGCACAAAAAATAACATTAGATCTTTCTGTATTCAAAAGTTCAGGGGTATACACCTTGGAGTTCGACGCTTCTCAGAATATAATACTGAACCCGCAGACAATAAGATTGGTTGTTGGATACTCTAACGTTGGACCTTTTAACACTGCAGTGTATCTACCAGATCCACAAACTGCATTGTCGGTCTTTGGTGATATAGATCGTTCTTTAGAAAAGAAAGGATCTTTTTTTCATAGGTCAATATTTACTTGTTTAAATACTGGTCCTATTTTTGTCGTAAATCTATTAAGATTAAATGATGCTACTACTGATGCTGGAACTCCTGATGTTGCAAATGGTGCAGATGTTGCTAGGTATAGGGCATTTTCTGTAGATACTGCACAAATAAATGGACAAAATCCAACATCCGATTATGCAACTGTAAATACTTACTTATCTAAAGAGGATAAACTTCTTTCTTCCTATTACAATAAGCAAAAATTCTGGTTTCCTGATCCTCTTGCTTTAATTGCTACAATGGATACAACTAATGGAGATAGTACTAAATTATTCAGTTTTGTTAACCTTAGCCAAAATCCAGTAAGTGTTATAATAAAAAAATCATTAGATGCTACTATTCCAATCAGAGGATTTGATATAAGTGCACAGGAATATTATGGAGCTAATAATGTACCATCTTTTCTACACCCTTATGATTATATTTCGGATTACTTTCTTGATGTTATTGTAATTAGTGGTAATTGGACAGATTATTCTACTCTTTCATTGGATCCTTTATACTCTACTTATTTTACAAACAAAGGGTTCATAAAGGAACAAATAGATAATTTCTTAGCCCTAACTAATGTTAATGTACTTTTATCAGTAACAGGATGCTTTATTCCGGATTTTGTTGATCTTAATGGTATTAACCAGGATATTAAAGTGTTGGTTAATAATCAAGTTGGGCAAACTGGTATTCTTTGCGCAGTTAATGACCAAGCATTAGATGATCTTGCTACTGGTGATTATAGTTTAATTGACCTTGTTGGACACCATCTTATAGATTCTTTAGAAAATAATAATCCAACTGTATCTAATCCTAATATAGATTTTTTGAGCTATAACACCCCATTATTCTCTGATTTAGTATACAATCAGAATGTTACTTCTCTATTTGATGCAGTATCTCCTGGTAGTACTCTTAATGAGGCAGGAACTTTATTTATATACAGCTCTATTACTGGTATAAATACTAGTAGTTTTGCTGCTTATAATCCAGCATCGTTGGATAGTGGATTACCATATCTACAAACTAATGCAACTGGTGGTGGTGCAGCAGATTTATTAGCAGCATTACAAACATTCTTAACTTCTACGATAAGTAATCCAGGCCCAACTTATATTCTCGGACAAGCAGGTAATTTAACTGGTAATACAATAGCACTTGCATCTTTCAATAGTTATGACTTAGTAAAATTAAAGGTTGAAAGTGTATCAACCGTAGTAGTTGGAGGAAATCCTCAATTGAGAATTAGGTGGTCCCACCCATTATATACATCCGCAAATCCTTTGGTTGCTCCTTATGCAGATACTAATATAAACTCCACTAGATACCAGTTTGGTTTATCTGATTATTTCAATCGCCAAAATCCTTCTTCTGGACATTACCAGTATGTTGGTTATGAATCTTCCTTAATCTATCAAAATTATGAAAGAGGAGTAATAACAAACGGGGCCGTTATTTATATGGATTGGTTAGGAAATAGTAAACAATATATCGGATTAACCACTTCTGTAGATAGGGATACGTTCTTAACTATAACAATGATTGGTTATAGCGATGCGGATTTAACCACCCTAGCAGTAATTCCAACCTTAGGAAATACATTTACTACAATGGCTACTGGTGCTAGTGATACTGTTGGTGGAAATCAAATCGCAGTTATATCATTATCTGGTAATTTAAACCAAGAAATTGGTATAATGTCTTCTATCTCTTCTACACAGATACAATTAAGTAGTGATGTCGCAACTACAAGTGGTATCGCGGTAGGTAATTTATTAGTATCGACAGATACTGATCTTTTTATACCGTCCCAAAATAGGCTTACAAGGATTACAAAAGTTAATAGGGTTCCTACTGGTAGTCCTGGTATTTACACAATATATGTAACAACAGATAGGCCTATTATGTTATTCCCTGGCACACCATTAATGGTAAAGAAATTCATTGCAATTGAGCAGTTCGTACAAAACTATCAGTTCACATATCTACCAGGATTTAATTTAAAACCTTATCACAAACCAGATGGTAGTGATGCTCAGATAGACAATATATTAAATGTTCTATACACAACTAACATTGCTACTTCTCTTTCAGATCCTAATATTATTACCTTTAGGTATGTAGTAGATACTTTTGATGGCCAAATTAAAACTAATTCTAAATACCAGCTTTCTACACTTGCTATGCAGAGGCAGAAATGTTTAGCTATTATAAATGCTCCTTCTATCGCTAAATTTATGGCATCTACTGATCCTAGATTTACTGATGCTACTACTGCAAGTAATCCAGCACCTTTATTTAATGCTAGCTATGTTGCATCTGGTGGTAACCTATCTCTTAATCCTTCATTTGAATTTACACTTCCTGATGAAGATAATGGAGCTAAGTTTGCAGGTACATTTTCTCCATTCTTAACAATTAGGGAGAACAACAAAAATATAAATATACCTCCTGCAGCTCATGTAAGTAACAATTTCATTAGAAAATTTGTGACTGGTGAACCTTATGCAATCGTAGCAGGACAGAAAAGGGGTATTATATCTGGATCTAATGTTGTTGGTCTAGAGTATGATTTCACCCAAACTGATAGGGATTATCTTGAACCGTTTGGTATTAATCCTATTATCAGAAGGAGAGGTATAGGTATAGTAATTTATGGTAACCAAACAAACTATCAAAGAACTAATAGTGCATTCAATAACTTGCATGTTAGAGACCTATTGATCACCCTTGAAACTAATATCGAAAGTATACTATCAAATTATGTGTTTGATTTTAATGAAGATTCAGTTAGGCTAGAAATTAAGACCCTCGTAGATAACTTCTTAAGTGGAGTAGAAAATGTAGGTGGTATCTATAACTACCTAACAATTATGGATTCTTCTAACAATACCCCTGCAATTATCGACCAAAACTTGGGTATTATAGATGTTATCATTGAACCTGCAAGGGGGATACAGAAATTTATCAACAGAGTAACAGTAACAAGAACTGGTGGTATTAATTCTGGTGGATTCATACAGTTTGGGTAATTTTATTGAATAACCAATGGGTGAATATATAATAACAAATGGCAGGACTATCACATTATTCAACATCAAAGGCTTCTACTTTAAAGTATGAACCTATATTCTTAAACCAGTTCGAGGTTCTTATAACACCTCCGGCTGCTATACCGGTTCCAGCTGGTAATCCAGGTAATGGTAATATCATGCTGGAACAGGTTATTAGTCTCTCTGGCTTGGGTGTAGATAAAAACCCTGGTGAAGTAACGCAGAAGTACAAGAATGCTAAAAGGTACTACTCTGGAGCTGCACCGACTAATACATTTATAGATTTAGAAATTGAATTTGAAATAAACTTGGATATTAATAATTCCATGTATGCTTTTAAGGTTCTTAGGCAATGGTCAGATTTAATATACAATCCACTAACAGGTGGTATGGGCCTTAAGAAAGACTATACTGGTACTATTGTAATTAAGGCTTTTAATAAAGCAGGTGATGTATTTAGACAAATCACTTGTAAGGATGCTTTCCCAATGCTAGCCATTAAAGAAATGGATTTGAATTATATAAATGGCGCTACAAACATTTATAAGATAAGGATGAAATGGGCAGTAGATTATTGGGACGATATTTGGGTTTAAATAAAATAAAAAAATGGCAGGACTATCACATTTTAATTCAGCTAAAGCAGCTGTAGCACTATATGAACCGATTTATTTAAATCAGTTCGAGGTTATTTTGCAACCACCTCCAGCAGTATTTAACCCTGCGGGAAATAGTGGTAGGACTCTATTGGTTGAAAATCTTTTATCTATGACAGGTTTAAGTGTAGATAAGACACCAAACAAACCAGTTGAGCAACACTATAAATTCTCTTTCAGGAGATATGCAGGCCCAGCAGTGGAAGATACCGGTATTAGACTTAAAATGGTATTTGAAACTAACTTGGATGATAATGGATCTAACTACGTATTTAAAACACTTAGGCAATGGTCCGACCTTGTATACAATCCATTAACTGGTGCAATGGGTATAAAGAGTACTTATGCAAATGGTACCTATATGCTTATTAACATCTTCAACAAAGAAGGTGATGTATTCAGACAAATTAAGTTACATAATGTATTCCCGGTAGAAGCAATAACTGCAATGCCACTTTCTTATGATGCAGGAGATAAGCTTTATCAAATTACAATGGATCTAAGAGCAGACTGGTTCGAAGATATTTTCAACTAATTTTAGAGATATATACCTGGTAACTCTGGTAAGAATTACACCCTTTACACCTAGTGTAAAGGGTTAATATTTTATAAGCATGGACCAAAGTGATAAACAGAAACAAGTTAAACAAGAAAATGGAAGTTTGGAGTTTAATGCTTGCAATGTTCTTCCTACCCTTTGGATATGATGCCCTCTTCAAATTAGTGATGGATGCGGCTCATTCTTATTGGGTAGCTGACATTACATTTTACACCATCTCAGGAGCTTTCTTTGTAACCCATTACTATTTCCGTAGAAAAAATAATAAGGACCAATAACGGAAATTTTTGTGTATTTTTGTCTAAAACGATAGATAGAAATATAACAATTTATGGAAAATTACAACGATAGTCTACTAAAGAAACTAGAGGAAAAAGAGAAAGCCAGCGGCTTTGAATACGATTCCCCGAAACAAAAACAATCTTTACCTATAGAGGAAACACCATTGGCAACATCACCACCAAAGACTTCACCTTTAGGTAAAGCTTCTTTTGCACAAGAACAAGAAACCCTTGGAATGGAATCTCCATGGAAACCATTACCATTAATAAACCTACCTTCCGAGGGATTTGGCTACCCAGATAAATTAGAGATAGCAATTCGGGCATGTGAGGTTGCAGAAATTCGTCATTACTCTACGATAGATGAATATGATCGTATTGATGTTGATGATAAAATCAATCACATTCTTAGTAAGAATACCCAAATTAGATATAGTGGTGGAGTATTACATTATAAAGACTTATACCAAGAAGATCGTTTCTATATCTTTATGGTTATTAGAGATATTACTTTTGCTAAAGGAGAAAATAAATTAATGCTTCCTATAGCTAAGGAATGTAAAGAAGAGAAATGTATTCTTGGTAATGAAATAGAATTACGCTCCAATTTATTAACGAATTTTAAATTACCAAAAGAACTAATTAGGTATTATGATGCAGATAAAGGATGTTATATTCTAACTCCAAAGAATGGAGAGAAGGCAATTGAATTATTCATACCTACTATTGGTATTGTAACAGGGATTAGAAAAATCTTAAAAGCCAAAAAAGAAAGTGGCAAAAAGTACGACGAAGCATTCTCTGGATATTCTACTTTCATTTTACCAAATTGGAGGGATTTAGATGAAGGTCTTTATGACCATTATGAAAGGGAATCAAGGAATTGGAGTTATACGCAGTTCAATGTAGTAGACCAAATCACAAAAATGATTACGTTTGCTACGAAGAACCAAATTGCTCTTAGTTGTTCAAAATGCGGTGCCGAGGTCACCGCCCCCCTTCGATTTCGAGGAGGACTTCGATCCCTTTATAGTATATCAAATATCTTTGGAGAACTTCTCTAATATTAGAAGACAACTTGCTAAACATCCCCATAATATCTCTTTCTCTGAATTAGATAAGTTATCCTTTTATGAATATGAGGATATTGTAGAGAAGATTAATGATGAAATAGATAAGGAAAACCAAAAAAGAACAGAAGAAGCAACCGGCCTGGTTTCAGTGTTTAATTTAACACCAGGCAAACCTGCAAATATATAAGATAATATAAATCTTTAAATGGCAGAGGAAAAAAATGAAGTAAATAAGGATATAGATCTTTCTACAGAAAAGGCTAGGGTTGATTATTTTGCTTCCGCTAGACCAGAAGAAAAAGAGAATTTTGTTAAAAATCATCCTGATGTAACAGACGATGGTTTTGATAATATCCTTAGTAGTGCAATTGGAAATTCATTAACACCAGATTTTGGATTTAATTCTACTAAATATGATACACCAGAGAAAATAGATGGGGTAAATAGGAATATAGGAAGTGAAATAGAAAAAATAACGGGAACTCTTGATAAAGGAATATTGGGAACCCCTGATTTATCAATAACAGTTAGCCCGTTTGATGTAGATAATTCAGAAGCAGGAAATAAATTAAGAATTGCGAGTGGACAAAATCTAAAGGGTCTAAATGAATATATTGGGGAATTAGCAAAAAAAGAAATAGATAGAAATGATTTACCGGAGGGTCTAAAATCTAATGACCTTAAGGATTTATTAGATGCTCAAAACCTAACAATAAGTAATTATTTAAAGGAATTAGGATTTCCAAGAACAGAAGATTATAAAGGTCCTAATAATCCACAACCGGATCTTGGTAAGTTATTTTCAAATGAAAATACAGGTTCTCCAACAGGAACTATAAATGAAACCAATGTTAGAAACGAGCAAATAAAAACAGAAACAAGGTCCTTTACTGAAATTAATTCTATTGTTCCGGTACAGCCTAAATTATTTGAACCTATAAATAATACTCCTTCTCCTATATTAAATGAAATTCCTCGTGCTAATATAGAAAATATTGTAGTTCCTTCAAATACACAAAATACATCTATAACTAATAAAGAAACAAAACTAACATCTCCAACAAGTGTAACAAATACTAATAATTCTAATTCCTCTACGAGTATTAATACAACTAATCCAAATATAGTAAATATATCAAGAACAAATGTTTCTGAATACAAACAATATGATCCTTTAGATGAGATTAGTTGGGAACTTGGAATTACTCCACTGGTTCGAAATAGCGAGGTGGAAGGAATTAAAAGTGAGATACATCCAAAGAATGAAGCGACATCCTCTGTAACTCCTTCTGGAACATATGATCCTATAGATGATATGGAACGTCAGTTGGGTATTAAAGAAGAAAAGGGATTGGTATTAAGGAATGAAACTAATCCAATTAATGAAGTAAGCCCAATTGTTAGCGATAATAAAATGATGGGATTACAAAAATCTAATGGAACTTCTATTTCTTCTCAAACACCTTCTATTCAATCTACTGGTGGATTAAAAATAACTTCTGAAGTACCAAGGGTTGAAAGATCTACACCAAATAGTTTAAGAGAAGTTCAACATGTTGCTCCCCCACAAAAACAAGAAATTATAGAGGATGTTACAACCATTGGTAAACAAAATCAGGTACACGAGGAAAAACATATATTTAAAACAGATCAGAATCAAGAAATATCTAAATCACCAGAAAAGACTGTACCTGCACAGGAACCACCAAATTTTGAAAGGCTGGAAGGAATAATGCTCCAAATATTAAGCGTATTGAAGGGGCCATTGCTAACTATTGACAGCAAGGTAAAATATTATTAAAAATAAAATTTTTTTATTCTGAAACTTTTGATTAAATTAGCATATCATAATAAAATAAAACAAAAATGACAAAATATACAATAAACCCAGACACTAAAGAAAAGTTAATTTCTTTTCTGGAACAATCAGTGTCTGCTAATAATATTCTGGAAAAAGAGGAGCTAGATACGGATGATATTAATACGGTATTGGCTGTATTAGGAAAATTTCCTGCGTCTATGGTTTATAGTTTGATAGAAGATTTAAAAATCAGTTTAAATCCAGTGAATAATGGATCAGGAGAATAAAGTATTTTATAAAACCCTCACAAAAGAAAATTGCGAAGACGAAAAAAAATTTAGACTTGATAATGTATATCTTAAAATGGCCAAAACATGGGCAGAATTGTCAAGATGTACTAGGAGTAAAGTCGGATGTTTAGTAGTCAAGGACAAAACAATTATAGCTGATGGATTTAACGGGACTCCAACTGGTTTCCCGAATCCTTGTGAGGATGGAAACGGGGATACCATTAAGTGGGTGCTACATTCGGAAGCCAATGCTATTACAAAATTATCTAAAAATACTGTTAGCTCATATGGTAGTACAATGTATATTACCTTATCGCCTTGTTATGATTGTGCTAAACTAATTATACAAGCCGGAATAAAAAGAGTAGTGTTTTGTGAATTTTATAGGAATACTGAAGCATTGGAACTTTTAAGCCTCGCTAAGATTGAGGTAGATTATTTGGATTTAGAAAAAACTCATTAAGATATATGTCAAAAAACATTCAGGAATTAGCAGAAAATTATTTACAATCCTCATCAGAAAGGGACTTTAAAAAACTCTATGATAGATTAAAACCAGGCCTACTAAATCATTGCAAAGGTATTTTAGTAGATGAGGAAATTGCCGAGGATGCAGTTTCCAAAACCTTTGAAAAAATTTGGACAAAATTAGAGCAATATGACTCGGATAGAGGTAACTTCTCGACATGGGCTTATAATATTGCACGAAATGAGTCCTTATTAATTAAGAAGAACTCGGTACGTTACACCCCATTGGTTTATGAAAATGTAAATCTTGCTGATAACAACGGAGAAGGTGGACAAGGAGGAGCGTTTAGAGGAGATCATGTAGAATTAACCCCAGGTATTGCAGAATCCTTTTCAGATCCAGATTGGGATTTACAAACACGAGAGATGAAAATGGATGGACTCTATACGGATGTTGTAGATAAAATTCAGGATTTACCAGCTATATATAAGGATATTCTTATAGATAGAGAGTTAAACAAAATGAAATATCAGGATATTGCTACTAAGCATGGTATGAAGAAGAGAGCAGTAGCAACTAGGATACGGAGAGCAAGAATAAAGGTCCGTGAAATGTTTCCTGGTATAAAATTAATATTCAATGATTAGTATATGATAAAAATACATAAGGTCATAATAGACATTAGAAACTATTTTAGTTTACGTAAAATAGCAAAGAAAGAATCCAAATCTTCTCCTATGTGGGCGAAGCAAGGATTAAGGATAGATTGGATTGGTAGGATTTATACAGTTTATAATATGCCACCAGAAGTTACATTAGCTCCTGATATTCCAAGAGCAGCATGGATAGCATATGTCATAGAGCAAACAAAACCTCTTAATGAATATCTTACCAGCCTAAATCTTCAGGAAATACTTGTTCCTGATTATAAGCTAATTCCCGGTACAGAATCTTTCCTTTTGCTTTATAAACCATATTTTCAAGAATTGGGTTGGAGATGGTTTTTCACAAGGGCCCTATTTTGGTTTTGTGTATTTTTCCTTCAATATAAATTCCATTTATTTACTAATGTCTATCATTGGGCACAACACTTATTTTAATGGAAGGAGAAATACAAATTGTTCGCAAAGAACAGAAATGGGGAAGATCCTATATTGTAACTAATGGTGAGGAAAATTATATATTGCCCTCTGTTACTACGGTGCTCAAATTATTAACGGGGCCAAAATGGGAACCAATTAGGAAAGAAATGGGAGAAGTGAAATGGGATACGTTATTAGATAACGCTTCTTATAGGGGAACAGTAATGCACTCTATGCTAGAAGCCTTTCTAATTAAGTATTCCGAAGACTATAATGAAGAAGAAGCTTTACTCTCTGCACAATTAAAAGCCAAATCTATATTAGACGAAGATCCTTCAAGGGCACCACAGGTTAAAATTGGACGTGACCTATTTTGGAATTTCTATCATGAAGAATTTTGGAAATCTATTAAAAGAGTTGTCCATAATGAAATATTTTTATGGACAACTTTTAAAGGGGGTTGGGCAGGAGCATGTGATTTTATTTATGAGGATTGGAATGAGGATCATGTAGTAATAGATTTTAAAAGTTCCTCTACTATTAAAATCGAGGAAGATATAGAATCCTATTTTTGTCAAATAGCAGCGTATATGTTTATGTACGCAGAAAGGTATGGTATAATGCCAGCAAGAGGAGAAATTTGGATTTCTAATGTTGAGGATGATACCATTCAAAAATTTATAGTTAATGGTAATGAATTAAAACCTCATCTGAGGAAATTTATTTCACTCTTACAGGAATTCCAGGAAAAAAATGAAATTATCGGAAACATTTTAAAGGCATCGTAATATAATAATAAAATATAAAAATGGAAAACGCAGGAAAACTAAAAGTTAATGGAGTAGACCAGGAACAATTCTCTAAGACATACCATAATGTTACTGGTGAAGAAGCACCGGAAACAACAACTGTTGATCCCGAGAGGATTAAGAAAGCCCAGGAAGCATTGGATTCAATGAGGAGCGAAAATTCGAGGAGGGAATATTTGGTAAAGATGGATGTAAGGCTTCTTGAATTCTATGAGAACTTTATGAATTTCCAATCACCATGGAAAGGTAAGGAAGCTTTGGGTGTTTTAGAAGTGCTAAAGAAGATTGAGAAAATTAAGTCTGATGGCATAAAGGATAATGCAGTTTACCTTAATAATCTTCATATAGAAGCTACCCATTATTTCCTTACTAAATACGAAGGTAAAGGATCAGCTATTGTTGCAGATTATGTAAATCTATATAAGAATATAGAGGATGCACTACAGAGGGTATCCGCAGATAATATGAAAACAAAAGACCTTGAGAAGGAGTTAGTTGCTGCTCAGCAAGGTATTGAAATGTGTTAATTTTTTGTCATTAACCTCCCCTATAGAAACTCCCTAATAAATTGGGGAGTTTTTTAGTGGGGATATATAAAACATATGAAAAATAGTAGAATATTTCCATGGATTGTTGCTCTGGCAGCATTTTCTGTTTCTGGTTCCGCTGCCTATTATTCCGTATATGGTATAAGTAAAATGTTTGCTGGAGCATCCACAAATGTTATGATAATGGCTGGAAGTCTTGAATTTTCCAAATTGGTAATTGCATCTCTCTTGTATAGTTATTGGAGCAAATTAAACAAAATTTTAAGAACTTACCTAACCATTGCTTGTTGTATATTAATACTTATTACTTCTGCGGGTATTTACGGATTCCTTTCGGCAGCTTACCAAGAAACTTCTAATAAGGTAGAAGTTTTAGATAAACAAAATGGTGCATTAGATAAACAAAAACTTATAGTTCAATCTGATGCAAAAAGATATGAGTCCCAAATATCATTA